CCAGTCTGTCGAAACCGGCGATTCGTAGGGCCAATCCCAGTTGGGACTGATCCTTCGCTTCGTTTTCCAGCGGCCAACGTCTCGCGACGTGAGCCACTGGGCGACACATTCACCAGCTAGTACGCTTAATAGCAGACCGTCCGGATTATAAGGCAAATATCGACCAGAGCCAGGGACCCGACCGCCGTGTATCGAAACACGACGGGGTACCCACTCTAACCGTTTATACCTTATAGAACCGTTACGATCTCTTTTCAGCATACTACCTACCACGCTTACTGGAACTCTTATACCTTCGGACGCATTAGCGCCCATCGGAACAAAGAGTTTTCGGGGTAGGTGACCTGCAAGGAACTGGATAGTTGAAACCAACAGATGTCGGTGTTCAACGCTCCAATCAAGCAGTCGGTTGATGGCGACGTAAATCTCAGCGGGATTCGAGAGAGCCTTAACGTAGACTCCTCTTATCATGACTCCTTTAAAATAGTCATGACCGCAAGATTCACGGAACGGTCCTGTGTTAAAGGACTTCTGTCCATTCACCTTGAAACCAAGGAGGGTAAGAAAGCTGCAAAGACGATCGTACGCTCTGCTTTCGCAGATCATATCATCGCCAAAAACAGCCACCCTCTTGAAGATTCCAAGGCTACTATAGACAGCTCGAACGGCACAAGCGAATATGACAGTCTGCAGGGCGGTTGTGAAACCATTCCCCATAGACGAAATCATGTGTAGCTTATGACGCTGGCCACGTATAAGAGTGTTTTCACTCCTACACGCCAGAAGAAACGCGAGCTGGTCTTTAGGGATACAATCCTTTATCAGATTCATCGCGATAGTGTCTGAGGCAGATTCAAGATCAATTGTTGAGATTGACCCTGCTTCCGAACCATGCCTTGCCATTTCTCGATTGACGTCAGCCTGATTCTCCAGCATTATGCCGAAGCTTTGGCTGAGTCGATCTGCCAGTAACCTACCAATCCCTAACTGATAGAACATGTTAAGGACGGGTTCTGTACAGATCGTTCGAGATATTCGATCATTCTTCGGAACGAAGCTTAAGCGGCTACTGTCCACGTACCGTGGCAGGCCGTTGGTCGACTGACGATGTGTCTCAGCCGCATCCCAACGGGGGAACTGCGAGATACGCCTCCGGAAATGTTCCCAGAGGATTGTCTTTGAGTAACTTAATCCTGATCCCCATAGTTTGGCGTAAGCCGAACCGTGGGGGGACAAGATCGACGCTCCCGGGCCATTTCGCCCGTGATCCCAGATTTGGTCCAGGGATGTAAGAAGCGGCATACCTCTGGGATAAAAGAAGTTATATAGCTCCTGTTTAAAGGAACCGTACAACATCTCGTCTCCAGAAGTATTCAGTCCAACTGTGTATGACTCACAATGCACATTACACTGTAAGAACTTCAACAAGGCCGCGTCGTCATTTTCAGGTAGCGTCCGCGAGGACACTAAGAACTTCTTTAAGAAGCTCTCCTGAAGCAAACCGAAAGCAGCTTCGTTTACAGTTGATCGACCATCAAGGTGTGAACCTCGATAATCGACACTAAGATCAGCAGACAGGCACTTTGAAAGGGCAGATATGTTGATCATGCTATCTCCAAAATGTCATCAGGACACCTGTTGTCTCCCTTTAGAGGATAGACAGGAGGTCTGGCAATTGTTCACCATTGGCCGTCAGTATCGCCACAAGGAGATACTTAAGCCACTGGATGAGCTTTTTCGAATCGATGTGGAGCTTCATTTAGAAGCTCCCCACCGTAAGCGAATCGCCAAACCCGGCCGAATTTGCGTTGAGGAGGCCAATGAAGGCACTCAGCGCAGCACGGACATTGACAGCGTCATAGCTGTCAGCGCCCGCTGGCACGTCCACGATCAAGCGCAGGGAGAGTACGCGCGCCGCCTGGTTGGCGGCAACGTTTACACCCTTCTGCATCTTGAACATGTACGAGTTCGTCGGCACGGACCCGATGAGCCCAGTCACAGAGTTCGGAGGCGGCAAGGTCTTACGGACCTTGGGCGAAACGAACAGAGCTGTGAAAGGGTCGGAGATGGTGTGAACACGGGCATTGGTCTGCGTTCCACCCAAGGTGGATACATACCACTGCTTCCCGTTAACATCGGGAGCCGTGTCCTCAACATATGTGGCAGTTGGGTTAGTAAGACCCGTCTGCGCGCCGCCCGTTACAGGGCTCGATACAGCGATTGTCATGTAGATAACCTATATGCGATTGTTGTGACGAAGAGCAGCCAGAGAACCAAGATTGAAGTACGCCTCTTTGTAGCCCGGAATCCGTAAAGACGGAACCCGAACTATTAATTGAGGAATATCTCTTTCAAAAGTCCCTCGAGTTGCTCTAGCTATTCCAGGAGTAGCCCAATACCTTCTGATCGCCGTCGAAGTTACCTCATCCTGTTTAGTATGCTTCCAGTCATAGTACTCTCGAGTCACAAGTGACTTGCGAGAGCGACCATAATAAAGAAGCAAACCGCGCGGGAAGGTTATGGAAGACAAAAAGTCTCCAATACCAGTGAAGTAATCGATAGCAAACGACCAGGGTATCAGCTCCCAAATGGACGGAATCCAATTGTCCATAGTGAGCCCGAATTGGCTGGTAAAGTTCCCAGACTGACCGGTTTCCCAACGTAGCGCACCGAAATAGCGGCAACCTTGTGTTGCAACTAGACGAGAGCTACAATCGGTACCACCAGAGCCTAGGTGCCAGCTTATTCCGGACCCTTCTTCGACAACGGACTCAAACTCCGCCTTTGCGTTAACACGACGATTGCGTAAACTGCCAGCCACTGTTGCAGCGGCTGCATTTGCAAGATTAATCGTGTCACCAACAAGCGGAGCCCACCCAAATGAATACTCTAGCCACGCATTGGCAACCGCCTTCTTACGCCCCTTGACATTCTTTAGACCTCTGGTGTTTTTCACCGCGGATCTCTGGAATGCTCGGAGTTTATTGAAGACGGCCCTTCGCGCGTTAAGTACCATTCGGACAGATTCACGTAGCTCACCCACCGAAACCAAAGCTTGCGCTTCGGAAATTCGGGAACGGGCGCGCCTAATGAACTGCTGGGCTGCCATCTGTTGTGCGAGGGAAGAAAACCCAGGCACACTCGAAGGTATGGCCGGGACGATTTCATACATCCAACTCTCAGTCCTAATCCTAGTAGTGCGCAACATACCGCAAGCAGGTTCTTTATCTTCTCGATAATGAGAACCGTGCCCGGCGGCAAATTGCACACTAGTCCAGGATTTCGTATAAGGGTTGGTAGCAGGTCGTCCCGACTTAATAACACTCCGATAATCCGCTCGATCCTCTCCACTCCAAACATCGCCAATTGTGCGAAGGGATGAAATAGGGTCAACGCCATTAGTTGGATAAACATTAGCTGGAAGATTACAATTACCATATTCGGTAAACGTGTCTGTCCAGATGTTCCTCCCAACGGCGCGGACAGGAATAGAGCGAGCCCCAGACGTCATTGTGCCTCCTTCTGTACACGAATACCTCTCTTCACAGAGAGGGTGGTAGGCGGAATACCTACCTAAAACAACCGGGTGAACTAATTAGGACTCAGAATCGTCACTCATAACTACTCGTTCAGCACCCGCAAACTTTCCCGTGAGGGAGTTTCGGTACTGACCGCATTTGTAGTCATAAGTAACGGGGAACGCCTCAACCTTCATTGGTTTAGGTGTGGGCGCGAAGTTCGCCAGATCAAGGAAGGAACCTTGTGTCTGGAATATGAGCTTTTTACCAAAGCCCGCCTTCATTTCCCCCACATGAAAGTTCATACCTGCTCCAATCTTTAGGTGAAGACGAGTATCAAGGATAACAGCAAACGCGAGGCGAGGCACTATGTGCCTGCAATCGCACTTGGGTACCCATGAATCATCCTCACCACTGGAGTAGCGTACGAACATGTCATATGAGTGACCTTCCTCCAATACCAGTTGCAAGAGGCTGGGCATACCTTCTGATTTCATAGTCAGGAGATAGTACTCAACCACTTTTGATGCGAACCGTTTTTCGGCCACACCAAGAGACGCAATTACAGACTCAGTTTTCATAGAGATAACCTCATAAAGGAAAATTGATCTGCTTGCGCAGAGCAACGGACATTGGTCCTAAAACAAC